CCGCTTCTCTTTAGTGAGTATAATGAATATTTTTACAAAGCACTTGGGTACAGCGGAACGTCAGGAAAGGATCTGAGGCGCGATTGGTTAGATATTGATTTTACAGTCAAATGTCAACCGTATGTTTTCCGACTAGACGGGGAAGATGAACGAGAGATTCTTAGCGGTCAATCGATAACAAATCCAGAAATTTTTACGAGTTTACCTATCATATCTTTCAATAAAATCACCGCTACCGCTGATAGCAACGTCTATATCAACGGACAGCAGTTTCGGATAGCAAAAGAAGCAGGCACTGGCATTATTACAATGGATTGCGAAAATGGTATTGCGTATAAGACAGGTGGTGTAAATGTGTCTAAGTATTGTTTCTTGAATACTGATGGCTACAATCCGATTATCTTGCAACCAGGAAAAAATGAAATCTCGTTTACTAATATTAATCAGTTCAAGATTAAGCCTAGATGGAGGAACCTAGCCGTATGAGTACAATTATTTTACACGATAAAAAAAATAATAATTGGTCCTCGTTAGGTATCGGACCGTTAAGTGATGCGATCAATCCTTTAGTTACCAGAGAAAAAAACGGGATGTATGAGCTGACTTTCAAATATCCTGTTAATGCACCATTGTTCAAAGAGTTGAAGGTCGGAAGGTGGGTAGTTGCTGATGTAGGTCCGACTATACAAGCGCAAAGTCAACGACTTGAGATTGCAGAAATTACCAAACCGATTAATGGAATAGTGACGGTATACTGTGAACACTTTAGATACCAGCTTTTAAGATCAATTGTTAAAATTGGACCGCTATCTGAGAACATTCCTGCTCAAACAGCATTAAACCAACTTAAAAGTCAAATGGAGCCCAAAGGAGATTTTACTTTCTTTAGTGACGTAGCTACTAAAGCATCTATTGATTTTTCGGACCCATCTAAATTTAAGAATGCTCAAGAAGTTTTAGGCGGGGTTCGAGGATCGATACTTGATAATTTTGGAGGGGAATATGTTTTCAACAATAATCAAGTAAGACTCATGGCTCAAGCAGGGATAGAAAAAAATGTAATTATTGCCTACGGGAAAAATCTAACAGATATTACTCAAGAAGAATCAATAGAGAATACCTACACCTCTGTTTACGGGTGGGCGAAAGTCGGTAATGGTGATGACGAGAAAATAATCACGTTACCCGAAACCTATTTAGATAGCGAATACGTGGAAAACTACACGCAAAGACGCATACAAATGGTTGATTTCAGTGATAAAGAGCCAAAAGATGTAGACACCTTAAGAAATCTGATCAAAGCGTATATCAAGAATAATAATGTTGGGATTCCAAAAGTTTCTATCAAAGCGAGCTACGTTGATCTTGCTAGTTCTGTTATGGATGACCAACTTAAAAACCTCGAAACGATTGATCTCTGTGATTGGGTAACAGTAGCTTTCAATGAATTAGAAATCAATACGTCGGCACAAATTGTTAAAACAGTCTGGAACGTTGCACTCGATCAGTATGAGTCGGTTGAGTTAGGCGATGCTAGAACTGATTTTTCTAAAGTGTTGAATGATGCTCAGCCGGATGTAGAAAAAATAAATGACAAAGTTGATTGGTTAGAAAAAGCTCAACAAGAGGCATCGGATATTATCAAAAATCCTGGGAAAGGTCATGTTGTGATATATCCTTCTTTAGCTGATCCACAAGAAATCTTAATCATGGACACGATGGATATTAATACTGCGAAGAAAATATGGCGTTGGAATGCTGGGGGATTAGGTTTTAGTTCTACGGGTTATAATGGCACGTATGGACTAGCTATGACGAATAACGGAGCAATTGTGGCGGATCTTATTACAACGGGAACATTGCAAGCGATAAATATTATCGGAGTATCTATAAAAGGGAGTACTATCGATGGAGGAGAAATAACCTCCACATCGGGAACATGGAAAACAATATTACGATCAGGAACTTTAAAAAACTATATTGATAATGAACTAATCACTTCATATGATGTTAACGGGTTGAGGCTTTATGGGAGTAATAGTGATGTTACAGCATCGTTTAATAGAACTAAATATGAATCAGGGAAAATTAATGCTACTATTTCTGCATACCCAGGGCATGAGTTATGGATAAGCCATTGGGACGGTTCTGCTCATGAGGCATCTGTTGTTATAGATGGACAACAAGGGCTTGTAGGGATTTACCAACCGATGACTCTTTATGCAGACTTGGATGTGAACAGGCGTAGAATAATCGATTCTTTTATAGCTCAAAGTATGCGAATAAATCCAAATACTAAAGTTGATTTTCACTCCAATATTGATATGCATGGATATTCTATTCTAAATAGTTCGGATATCCGGCTTAAGGAAAATATTGAACAGTCGACTATAGATGCAATTGCGGAAACCAAAAAGCTAAATTTTGTTGAGTTTAATCGAAAACAAAATTACCAGAGTGATGATCCAAATAGACAGCCAAACACTAAGCGAGAACTGGGGTTAATTGCTCAATTTTCGCCATTTTTAGCCGTTAAAAGTGAGAAAGACAATTATTTAAGGCTTGATATGAATAAGCAGATAATGTTGAACACAATGACGAATAAACAATTAATTGAAATTATTGAAAAACAAGAAGAGCGTTTGTCGAAGATCGAACGCATCCTAAAGACTAAGGGGGATTTTGATGAGTAATAAAATACTTAATCTTGACCTGTCTAAAGATCCAATCATGCCTGCAATTGTTTATGGACGCGTTGGCGATGATCGTTTACAAACTGTCACTGTTAATTTGACTAGGAGAGATGAAGTCGCTGACCTTACTGGTTATGATATAACCTTTGAAGGAACAACATATAATAGGCAAACTAAAGTTTTTGACTCAAATAACATAAGTAGTACACCTGAAGGGTTGAAAAAAGGTACGTTTGATTATACTTTTCCTAACATGGCTTTTGCTGTTGCCGGGAAGTATGAACAAGCGTATTTTTCTATCGTTAAAGATGGCAAACGAGACAGTACAGCAGGTTTTGAAATCTATGTAGATGGTAATGCTGATATTGATGCCCCAGAAGCAGAAACGATAATCACTGAATACAATAAACTAGTAGCTGAATTAAATGAACTTCAAAATCAAGCTATTGACGAAATGAATCGTAACTTCACTGAAGCTCAAGGGAGAATCTCTGAACTGGAGGTTCAAATAAATGATTTACGCAATAAAATTGATCAAGCCTTAACGGATTTTGAGAACGGGAACTTCTGGACAAAAGAAGAGAGTTTCAATAAAGAAGAAAGTTCCGCAAACGTGATCTACCAAGTAATTGGGAAAGAAAAAGCTGAAATAACTTTTAGACTGGATGCAAAAAGTGAGTTTGTTAAGGTTTCGTCAGTAGGTTACACAACTTTATTATCACCAACGAATGTGAGTTGGACACCATTGACAGAAGAACAATTGAACAACTTATCTTCTTTGGACGGAAGTCTTTACTCTGCTAGAGATGTCGCTGCTAATTATATGAAACAACTCAAATATGATTGTGATATTCTTGGTTTCTTTAAATCACTTTTGGGTGAGAAGTTCTTTACTATTCGTGGAGCGACTACTGATTCTCAAAAAGTAGAAGTATTAGAAAGTTTAATAACTGATTTCACTTCAAATGTTTACGGTTATGGCTCTGGTGGCGGTATTAATAAACTTACTCATCGTAATTGGAATGGAACATGGACGGTTAGTGATTCTACCGCAGCAAACGAAGTTACCAGAATTGGTCAGACTATAGAAAGTACCGATACTAACTGGAAGAAATTGATTAATGGCGGAAAAATCTCTGTTTTAAGCAACAGTGAGCCCACGATTAGTCCAAACTATTCAACAGTGAATATTGATTATCTGTGTCTTGATGTCACTATTGAGCTATCTGCTAATGAACATTTTGAATACATGATAGCGGCCTATCATGGAGAAAATATTGCTACAAAAGAAGAAGCACTTGACGGGGAATCAAATGATAAAATAATGACTCCTTTACGTGTAAAAGAAGTGTTAAATGCCCGTGAAAATGAAATTGTTACAAGTAATGTATTTTCAGCAGCTTTTATGCGGAGTGGGCAAATATCATTCATGAGACGTGGACCGATATTAATTGTGAATGGAACAGTCACAGTGAAGACGGCACAAGCTGCATTAACAGATTTATTTGTCCCTGATTTAGGAGGAAAAGTACCTCTAAACAATGCTGGGAATATTTTAGCGATATCTGATAAGGCTCCATACACAAAAAGATTTTTAATTTCTTCTAATGGCGGTAATTTTAGGACAATCTCTGCATTGGAAGTAGATGAGTATCTAGCATTTAGTGGATCAATTATGTTAGCGCCTTAAAAAGAGAAACTTTTAGTTAAGCACACTTTCGAGTGTGCTTTTTCAATTATTGAAAGGAAGGCGGAAAGCATGTGTTAGAAAAATTTCTGGAAATTAACAGTTTCTTGATGGCAATTGGATTAGGGGGATTCTTAAAGATTTTCCACAATATTTATAAAGCGGTCAAGGGAAATAAGGATCAAACGGAAAATAGATTCAAACGTTTGGAATATGCGAATGTAGCCATTCTGCATGACAAAATTTATAAGCAATGCTCCGAATTTTTGGAGCAGGGTTGGATTTCTATAGATGATCTAGAAAATTTAGAGTACTTGTGGCGTGGATATCGGGAACTTGGCGGTAACGGAACTGGAGAAACACTGTATAAAAAAGTGTTGGATTTACCGAATAAACTAAAGGAGGAAAAATAGTTATGGATTTATCATTTATTACAGAAAATTTTGTACCAGTTATTGTAGTTGCCTGTTTAATAGTTGGGTATGTAATCAAGGTTACGCCGCTATTTAATAAAGTAGCGAACGCTTATATCCCTTTGATTGTAGCAGCGTTAGGAGCGATTTTGGGCGGTGTTATGAACGGTATAGGCGTGGAGTCAATTGTTTATGGCGCAGTGAGTGGTTTAGCTTCTACAGGCTTGCATCAAATGTTTTCAAAATTATTGAATTTAGGAGGGAATGAGTAACATGGACATGAAAAAAGCGAAGGAACTTTACGAAAAATCGAATGATAAAAACGTAGGGTTGCAACCTCAACCAAAAGAAATCGAAAACATTAAAGAAGAAAAAGAGGAGAAAAAATAATGGCTATTAATATCGAAAAAGGATTAGCCGTCGTTCAAAAATTTGTAAATAATTGCTACTACAGCATGTATGGTTCTCGCTACTATACGGATGGTACATGCGACTGTTCAGGCTCTGTTTATCGTATTTTGCGCGAATCTGGTGGTTTTAACTATGGATATATTCCTAGCACTGAAACACTACATGACTATCTTTTAAAGCTAGGGTATGAAAAGATCGCAGAAAATACAGACTTTCCAATGCAACGCGGCGATGTAATTATTTTGGGGAAAAAGGGTTACTCTGCAGGGGCAGGCGGTCATACAGGCGTAGCACTAGATAATCAAAACTGGATTGAATGCACTGGTTGGAAAATGACTACGATCATTGCTAATCACGATCAACGATGGGTGATGGCCGGATGTCCTTATTTTTATGCGTACCGTTTAAAAACTGGAGCATCTAGCTCAACATCGTCGAATACAGCGACAACAACAACTGCAACTGGAAATAAAAACGGTATCGCGATTGACAACGTGTCGAAAGATCAAGCGGTTAAAATGGTGCAACGCATTCAAACACGATATGCATGGACTTTATTGCGCGATCAAGTAAAACGAGTGT